TGGGCTCCTCGTATTCTACCGAGAACTTCATCAAAAGTAGGTAGGGCGCTATTCGCATCCTGGCACCCGCTTAACTCAGATAATCTCCTAAGAAATACGTCGCGCAGTTCTCCAAACTTGCGCTCGTTTGCTTCTCGGCCCTCCCCTATACAATGGGCGTAATACAACTGCAGAGCAGACTGCATGGTACTCAACCTGCTCTCAAACGTATCCATACGCTCAAACGCCAAACTCTTGCGAATGGATGATAGGGGAAGACGCCCTATCCGAAAGCGCAACTCCTCGTCGAACACAGAGGCACACTTTAAAAAGTCTGCCCGGTTGGATGGATAATACGGCGGGTGTTCACCCCCATTCTTATCCAACGAGCCGTACGTCATGCCAAACAAAGAGGCGGCTCGAGCCACATCCAAATTGTCGATTGGTAAGCTGCGACCATTCAAGGCTACCGAACCAAATGCATCATCACCGTAAGTGGTCAACACCACCGACTCGGTGAAGAGCGTTTTGACATCGCTCACTGACTTATCGACATCTACGTAACCCGGATTCTTCGCATAAAAGGCGTAACGGTGCAAAATGCAATTCGCCCCAGAATTCGCATCTGTCGTGCACGCAATGCCAGAAGGATTGGAACCCTTCACACGTACCACTTGGCCTAGCAAAATATACACGGGATTGCACAAATTGTGAGCCAAACCCTGCAATATTCGCAAATCACGCGCACTCCACTCAGCAAGCTCAGAGATACGGTACATGGCCTCGTAAAAACCTCGGAGAAGCTCAGCGTGGGTGGATAAATCGTAATTGGAATAATCGCCAGCCAATCGGTTCGTATTCCCATTCTCCCGGTCATGCTGCTCAATGCGGACCTGCAGTTGCTCCCAACTCTCCGACATAACATTGAGTTGAACGGCACACTCATAATCAGGTTCCCCATGCAGAGCGGCCAAAGCTGGACCTATAAACATTCGCGTCACCACCGAAAGCGCCGCAGACCCAACATAAAACGCGCGGACCTTGGTCTTCCCCAATGCCACAGCCTCGTCTTTTAACGAAGCCTTAAAAATGGCTAAGTCACTCTTCCCTTCAGCTAGGGCCTCGCACAAAGACTCAATCTCGCGCAACAAGGGTGGGTCAGGATACCAATTGTCCCTCCCAGGAGCTCTCTCATCTGTGGCTGAGGGATGAAATCTCTCACAAGCGGCATCCGCGCAATCAGGAACGCAAGCTCTAACCATAAAGAGACTCTTACAGCCTGTACGCCCAAAACCCGCAGACGTATTCATGGGTAGTGGGGAAAGTTTGCCAGGCACCATGTTAACCGCCTCAAATATAGAAAATGGGCGCGGAGCCACTTTCCCCTGTGCAATACGAACTACCGTGAGCGTAAAGTCTTCCTTCGCCGCAGCCAAAATGCCAACGTCGAAGTCATTCTTCTTCACAGTCATGTTCACCAAGGGGCGAACATAATGATCCATACTGGACATATTACTGGGGAACGTATGCAGCAATGGGCCCAGAATTTTATCAACCTCGTCGGATGTATAAAACACGCCCCGTTTCAGGACCGTACGAGCTGAATTGATACTCTGAGCGTTAACGCCCCTATGATCCACCAACACGCCCAACGTATCCACGAAATCCGATTGCACTACACACTCCGGCTGTAATCCAGGATGGGTACGAGATGCATCTAAATTAAGTCGCTCTGGTTGTCCAAACAAGCGTGGTCCCAAAGACTGGTGGACAACCGTCTCAAAGTGGAGTCTCGCATCAGCCACCAAATCTGTGTGTAGTGGAGCTATAACAGCAAAACGCTGAGTGCCCATGACACACATGCCACTATGCACTCCCGCTAACACAGGTGTGTGGGTGATCCCACTATTAAGTGATATAATAAAGGGGGACCCACAATCGCCTGACACGGTAGCATTCAAAGCTAACATTACGATAGCATTCGAAGCGTTCACACCAAAACGAACGGTGCGTACCACCGGT